AGAACAGTTAGATAAAGGTTGGGATATGATGGTAGCACACCCGCCTTGCACATTTCTGAGCGTTAGCGGGGCTAGGTGGCTATACAATAAAGATAAGACTAGAAATGAAGACAGGTGGGAGAAAAGGGAATTAGCCTTAGATTTTGTAAGGGCGTTAATGGCAGCTCCTATTCCTAAGATTGCTATAGAGAACCCAATAAGTTGCATTAGCTCTCAAATAAGAAAACCCGAACAGATAGTTAGACCTTTTATGTTTGGGGATGATGCGACTAAGGCAACTTGTTTGTGGTTAAAAGGGCTACCAAAATTAGAACCAACAAATGTTATAAAACCCACTACACACACAACCAAAAGCGGTAAAGTCTATGACGCTTGGTGGTTTAAGTCAAGCCTTATTTCAAAACTTGAAGAGAGGGCTGCATTTAGAAGTAAGACATTTGAAGGTGTAGCAAAAGCAATGGCAAGGCAGTGGGCAGGTAGTAATGACTAAGTTCAGAAGTAAGTTTGAAGAGCGTGTAGCTAAAGACCTAAAAGACTTTACATATGAATGTACTACGTTACTATACAACAAACGAACTACTAGAAAGATGGTGTGTTTAGATTGTGGTAGTCAACACGTACTGCAGAAAGCCAAGTACCTAACTGATTTCAGGCTACCTAATGGTATTTATATTGAGGCTAAAGGTTGGTTCAAAGCTAGTGACCGTACTAAGATGGAATCAGTAATCAAATGTAATACTGATTGTGATATACGTATGCTATTCCAGAAAGATGGTTGGGCTAACCCTAGTAAGACGGTTAAGTATAGTGAGTGGTGTGATAAACGTAAAATTAAATGGGCTATTGGTAAGGTTCCGATTAGCTGGGTGAGGGAGAATGAGAATCATGACTAAACATTGTTACAAATGTGGTGGCGAAGAGCCAGAGTATGAAGTAAACGGGTATAAACGGGATTGTTTGGAGTGTGGTGGTATGGGAAGTGTATTAGAGGTTACTGAGATGATTGACCTGGTTAATGACTTATTTTTACGAGGGCTACTTCCTGAGCAGTTAGTAGAGGATGTAGTAGATGAGGACTTTGAGAAGCTAGAGTTAAACTTTGATGATGATACTATCAGGGCAGAGTTAGATGCCTTTAATGATAGTATTGAGTGGGAGGATGATTATGACCGGTAAAAGTATTAAGATAGCAGTAATTCCAGACACACAAGTTAAAAAGGGTGTCCCAATTGACCACCTACTCTACGCTGGTAAGTACATAGCGGAGAAGAAGCCAGATGTAATTGTTCATATAGGAGACCATTGGGATATGCCAAGCCTATCATCTTACGATAAGGGTAAGAAGAGTTTTGAAGGTAGACGGTATAAAGATGATATTGAGTCTGGCAACCTTGCTATGGATTTGTTTATGCAACCCATCCGGAAGGAGATTAAAAGGATAAAGAACAACAAGAAGAAGCAATGGAACCCTAGATTTATCTTTACAACTGGTAATCACGAAAATCGTATCAACAGGGCTATAGATGCAGATGCCATTCTTGAGGGAGTTATAGGGGTTGAGCAGTTTAATTTAGATGGTTGGGAAGTGAGCGACTACTTAGAGCCTGTTATCGTAGAAGGGGTAGCCTTTAGTCACTTCTTTACATCAGGTGTTATGGGCAGGCCAGTAGCTAGTGCTAGGGCAATGCTTACTAAGAAACACATGAGCTGTGTGATGGGGCATGTGCAAGATCGAGACATTGCCTATAGTAAGAGGGCGGATGGTAAGTCTATGACTGGATTGTTTGCTGGTATCTTCTACCAACACGATGAAGAGTATTTAAACTCTCAAACTAATGGTAGTTGGTCTGGTATTTGGATGCTACATAACGTAAAGGAAGGTAGTTTTGATGAAATGCCTGTACCTTTACACTATTTGAGGAATAAGTATGCAAATTGAACCACTAACAGAAAAAGAGGAAGAAGAGTTTAAGAGATTAGGTAGGTATGATTTACTAACATCTAGTTCCCAGACAGGCCAAGCAGATTTCGAGGACTATGCTATACCCAGCAAAGTAGGACACCCTGGTGTTAAGCACAGCCAAGGTAAGCCACGATATAGTTTGATACCCTCAAACGCATTAAATGAAGTTGTTAAAGTGTTAACCTTTGGCGCTGAGAAGTATAGTGAGGATAACTGGAAGAAAGTACCTAACCTACAAAGAGAGTATTCTGATGCAGCGGGAAGGCATCGTTTTGGCAGCACCCAAGAGTTCTTAGATGGGGAATCAGGTTTACCCCACTTGGCGCATGAGATTTGTTGCTTGATGTTTAGACTACAAGACCAATTAGAGGATTTAGAAGATGACAGTTGAACGTACAGTAACACCACAGTTGGAGTGGGAAATACAGATTTGTGATAACAACATAAACGCCTTTACTAAGTATGTTAGCTATAGTGATGAGGAGCTAGCTAACCTAGCCTTTGCTAACTTTAAGGTACGCCTTGTTCAAAAGTCTCTTATTGAGCTGGGGGAGAAGTAAGGTATGGATGATACAGATTTTGATGAAGGTCGTATTGATATCATAGGACAGAATGGTAATACGGGGGAGCATTATGACGAGGCTCAAAGGGCCCTACTTATTTTAAATACTGCTATCCAGCGCACCAAGTGGTTTGAGAACGTATTTTACACTATGAATGGTAAGATACCTGTAGACCTAGCCAAAGAAAGAAAAGACTTAGAGTGGCTAGCTAATCAAGTTGAACAGGAGATATAGACAATGAGTGAGTCAGAAAAATTTACTTGGGAGTTGACACCCTTTCGTATCGACAGTTGTAAGAATTGGCTAATGTTTGGTTATCCTATCTTGGGGGGTTGGGTTCCTACAGCAGTGTTTGATAGCTTTTCAGAGTATGATGATGTAATGAATCCTAGTGTTAGGTTAGAGTTTAAGGTTTTTAAGTTAGAGTGGTTTATAATATGTTATCTGTATATTTATAGTGTTGAAGAATTTAAAATGTTTGGGGAATAATGTGGCTATACAATTACTAGAACCTAAAACAACCTACACTACAGATTATCCACAAGCAATAGCGTATGCAGAAGCCCAACAGGATATATTCTGGACTGCTAATGAGATTGAGATGGAGAAAGATTTACACGGTTTACGTACTGACTTATCTGAGGCGGAATACTACGCAGTTACGGAAAGTCTTAAACTATTTACACACTATGAACTAAAGGTAGGGGATTATTGGCTAGATTATGTATTTAAAACCTTCAAACGGCCTGACATTCAACGTATGGCTAGTGTCTTTGGCTTCTTTGAGTTAAACGTACATGCACCTTTTTATAACAAGATTAATGAGGTGTTGGGGCTTAATACAGACGAGTTCTATAACAGCTATAAGGTAGATAAAGACCTCACAGCTAGAATGGATTGGTTAGATAACCAGTTTGGGGATGATGTACTCTATAATGTAGGTTTAGCATCTATGATTGAGGGTGCTATCTTATACTCTAACTTTGCTTTCTTTAAACACTTTCAAGCAGAGGGTAAGAACAAGTTAATGAACTTATGTGCTGGTATTAACTTTAGTGTAAGGGATGAAAACCTACATAGTGAAGCTGGAGCATGGTTGTTTAAAACCTTATTAGATGAGTGGGATTTAAGCCCTACTGATAAAGCTAGGTACGGAGAAAGGTTTAGAGAAGCAGGTGTTCAGATTTATAAGCATGAGTGTAAGATTATTGATATGTTGTTTAGTAAGGGTAACATTAAGGGTATTACAGCAGAGCAGATGAAGCACTTTATGCAAAGTCGTATTAACCTTGTGTTGGAACAGTTAGGGTTTGGTCATTTGTATACCGTTAAGTATGATGTAATATCTAAGTGGTTCTATCGCAACATCTCTGGAAGCCAATTTCACGATTTTTTTACCAAACAGGGTAATAATTATAATAGAGACTGGAAGGAAGGGGGGTTTAAGTGGTAGACTTCAATGAAATGTTTGAGTATAGGAAGGGGAAACTCTTTAATAAAATAGACAGAGGTGTTAGTAAAGTTGGAGAGGAGTCTGGACACTTGCATAAAAGCTCTGGTTATAAAGTAGTTAAGGTTTTAGGCACTAGCTACACGCAGCATAGGGTTATCTGGGAGATGATGCGTGGGGTTATACCTAGTGGATACGAGATTGACCATATAGACCAAAATAAGCTCAATAATAGGATTAGCAACCTAAGGGCAGTATCCCATAAGGATAATATGAAAAACAGCCCTATTAACTCTAGGAATACTTCTGGGGTTATGGGGGTGTGGTGGAGGAAAAATAGGAGTAGGTGGGTGGCACAGGTAAAAGATGGTAATAAGTCGCTAATCACGAAACATTTTAAAAATAAAGAAGAGGCCGAGGTTTTTGTTAAGGCTTATAGAAAAAGTGTAGGTTTTCACGATAATCATGGAGGTACGGTATGACAACGAGTATTTACGATGAGCTGAGCAAGGAGAGGAAGTCGCTTCAAGTAACAGGCTTGCTTCCTGATTGGTTCAGCACTCCAGCTTGGCAGTTGTTGAAAGATAAATATACTACAGAGGAGTACCCTGATTTATACTCCATATATAAGAGGATTTCTATTAGTGCCGCAAAACACATGGGGTCAGATAGTGGGTATTATGAGAGGGTCTTTTTTAACTTGCTTTGGAAAGGCTACCTTGCCTGTTCTACTCCTGTCTTGGCTAATATGGGGACTTCACGTGGTTGCCCTGTTAGTTGCTCAGGTAACTTCGTAGGGGATAGTGTATATGAGTTCTATGAATCACAAAAAGAAATCGCGGTTCTCACCAAAAACGGGTTCGGGACATCGAGTTACTTGGGAGGAATACGGGAAAGAGGAAGCAAGATTAGCTCAGGTGGACTTGCTTCGGGAACACTACCAATCCTTAAAGACTTCATCCAACTCTCAAGAGACGTTAGCCAAGGAAACACAAGAAGAGGAGCATGGGCAGGATATATTGAAATAGATCATGGAGACTTCTGGGAGATAGCTACACACTTACAGAATAACCCAGATGATTTTAACTTAGGCTGGATTGTTAGTGAGGACTTCATTAAGCGATTGGATAATGGTGATGAAGAAGCTGTATTACGCTATCAGAAGTCTATGAAGGTTAAGATGCTTACTGGTAAAGGTTACTACTTCTTTACTGATAAGGTACATGAACAACAACCTCAAATGTATAAAGATCAGAACCTACGCTGTACAGCTAGTCAGTTATGCACAGAAATTACATTACACTCTGATGAGTTCCATACCT